AACATTTCGACCACTGTTTTGTCTAAAAATGTGTAATCGTTCCCTTTTTCTGGTTTATAAAGACTTAATCTCGGCATAGACATATATTTATCGGACGATAAATATGTATAAGGAAAACTGTATGAGCGATTTAACCACACAAAAACAAGAGATTTTCGACTACGTAAACACCAGCCTAGGCGGTGGTATGATAGATGTTGAGCTGGATCCCAAGCACTACGAAGTAGCACTGCAAGACGCATTTGACAGATTTAGACAGAGATCGGACAATTCAGTGGAGGAATCATATATGTTTCTACCATTGGTCCAAGATCAAAATGACTACATTTTGCCAAATGAAGTGATTGAAGTGAGACAAATTTTTAGAAGATCAATAGGTTCAAGATCAGGTGGTGGTGATGGCGGTACAATTTTTGAACCATTCAATCTTGCTTACACAAACACTTATCTATTAGCCAGTTCAAACATGGGCGGTGTTGCCACATACAATATGTTTGCCCAGTATCAAGAGTTGGTAGGTAGAATGTTTGGTTCTTTTATAGAATTCAAATGGAATCCTAGCAGACATAAATTGACAATACTTCAAAGACCAAGAACAGGAGAAGAAGTATTATTAGAGTGTTATAATTACAGACCAGATTCAGAATTGCTAAAAGATTATTTGGCAAAAAAATGGTTAAAAGATTACACTTTGGCAAAATGCAAGTATATGCTGGGAGAAGCCAGAAGCAAATTCAATACCATAGCAGGCCCACAAGGCGGTACTTCACTGAACGGTGATGCTCTTAAACAAGAAGCTCAAGCGGAAATGGAAAGACTGGAAGCAGAAGTTAAAGCACAAACAGGCGGTGGTGTTGGGTACCACTTCACAATTGGTTAATTTCTAGTTGACAATTCAATAAACATATAGTAATATTGCTATATGAATCATCAAACAATACCCTTATTTTCTGTGCCTTTGTTTAAAACAAACATTGGGCCATTAGATTCTATTGAAAGAACCTGGATAGATAGTTTAGAGTATCCACCAAAAGCAGTAGCAAGAGACAACTCTGATGACCATCTACCAATGGTGAATAGAGGAATGCACATTTTGAACAGTGGACAATTAAAAAACACAAAAATAAAAATACAAAATGCACTTGAATATTTTACAAAATCAGTAATGGGCATTGAACAAAATTTTAGAATAACAACCAGTTGGATTAATAAAATTCCTAAAAATGATTGGATACAACAACACTCACACGCAAACAGTGTAATAAGCGGAGTGTACTACATAGAAACAACATCTAATTGTTCTCCAATTGTTTTTAACAAACCATTTTTATACACAAATTTTATACATCAAACAGTTCAAATTACATTTGATCAAAATAAAAAAAATCAATATAACACTGATCACATAGGTATTCAACCCGAAACAGGAGACCTTTTATTGTTTCCATCTTGGCTAGAACACACTGTCAATCCACAACAACCAGACGTTGAAAGAATAGGATTAGCATTCAACTGTTTTCCTACAGGAAAATTAGGTGAAGGAACCAAACAATTACAATTATGATTATAGGCATATGTGGCTTGATTGGATCAGGCAAAGACACCATCGCAGATTATCTTGTCAAAGAACACAATTTTATTAAATTAAGTTTTGCTGACAAGTTAAAAGATTGTGTTGCAGAAATGTTTGATTGGAACAGAGACTTGTTGGATGGTAAAACAGACGAGAGCAGAGTCTGGAGAGAACAACCAGACCCTTTCTGGAGCAAAGAAATGGGTCGAGATATAACTCCTAGATATGTGCTTCAAGTGTTTGGCACAGAATGTATGCGTGATGGATTTTATGATGGTGTTTGGGTAAGTCTTGCCAAAAAGAAAATACTGGACAATCCTCAGATCAACTGGGTGATTCCTGATGTGCGATTTGAAAATGAAGCAGAAATGATTAAAGATATTAAAGGTGAAGTTTGGTGGGTAAAAAGAGGACAACTTCCTATTTGGTTTAGAATGTATCAAGACATAGGTCAAAAACCTAAAGATGTACATCCATCAGAATGGGCATGGGCCAACACAGATTTTGATGCTGAATTATCTAATAATAGCAGTATTGCTGAACTTAAAAATCAGGTACAAGATCGCCTTGTTTCCAAAGGATTCCTTCAAGGTGTAAAGATCTTTGGCAATTAGCACACACAGTCTTTAAATTATTAAATTTACAATTATCTAGATTACCGTCTATATGAAACACGTTAAAGTGTGATTCGTAATCGCTTTTATGTCCACACTTGTCACATTTTTTATTAATTCTATATCCAGCAACGTGCCACTTGGGCATATAACCACTGGGTCCACCGTATCGCAGACACTGTTCGCACTGTTTTCTATAATAGGTTTTGTTGCCCTTTTTATAGTTCACCGCACTTGGTCTTTCTTTACATTTGTTACATAACGGTCTCATACACACGTATTTACCTGCCCTTTTCTGTCCCTTTTCTTTGGTGTGTAATACAGCACGATTTGAGCAATCGTCATAAATACTAACAATAATAAAGTTTTACTACTTTAATAGGAGATAAAGAAAATGGCATTAGTTTCACCAGGAGTACAGGTTAGTGTAATCGACGAAAGTTTCTACACACCAGCAGAACCGGGCACAGTCCCAATGATATTTGTTGCTTCGGCACAAGACAAAACAAACAGTTCAGGAACAGGAACAGCACAAGGTACAACAGCGGCAAACGCCGGTAAAGCATACCTTATGACATCACAAAGAGAATTAGCAGAAACATTTGGTGATCCAATATTCAAAACTGATGCGAACAATAATCCAATCAACGGTGGTGAAACAAACGAGTACGGATTACAAGCGGCTTATTCTTATTTAGGTGTTGCCAACAGAGCATACGTTGTGAGAGCAGACATTGACCTAGGTCAATTGGAAGCCACAGCAACAGCACCAGCGGCTGATCCAGAATCAGGAACATACTGGTTTGACACAGCAAACTCAAAATTTGGAATTTTCGAATGGAATGGTGCTTCTGCTTCAACAACAGGTGGACAATCATTCACAAACAAAGTACCATCAGTAATCACTGACACAGCATTTATTGACGGTAATGCTCCTAAGGCTTCATTTGGACAAGCAGGCGATTATGCTATCGTGGCAACAGATGACGCAAACGGATTATACTACAAAAAACATGACGGTTCATGGCAAGGTGTAGGATCTGCAGACTGGGTGGCTTCAAATCCAACTGTGACAGGTTCAACAGCAACAACAGGTTACACAGGTGTAATTGGTTCAGGCGCAACTTTTAACATCATCATAAACGGTCAAACAAATCAAATCACAACTTCCGGCACAACAGTAACGCAAGTTGCGGCAGATATTTCAGGCGCGGCTGTTTCAGGTTTATCAGCAAGAGCAGTTGGTGGTTTATTATCGATCTACTACAATGGTTCAGCAGATGCAGACATTCAAATCACTGATGGAACATTGGACACAGCAATTTCTTTAGGAATTGACAACGGAACTTACTATGTGCCAGCGTTATCAGTTGGTCCACACACTTCAGTTCCAGAATTTAAAACAACAGACACAAACCCAAGACCAACAGGTTCTGTATGGGTTAAAACAACTACTCCTAACTCAGGTGCTAGTTGGTCAGTTAAAAAATTCAACGGCACAACAAAACTATGGGAAGAAATTTCAGCACCAATTTACGCAAGTAATGAATCTGCTCTATACAACTTAGACAGAACAGGTGGTGGGGCTAATCTTGCTGTAGGTGATTTATTTGTTGATTGGGAACAAGCAACAGACAGTTTAGAACAAACAATAATGAGAAGAGAAGCAACTGGTTCAACTTCAATCACAAGTTCAGTGATTGCTACTCAAGTAACATCAGGCGCGGCTTCATTCACTATTGCTGAATCAATTGTTGGTCAAGCGGCTTTAAATTCAGCAATCACTGTTAGTGTAACTCCAACAGGAGCGGCAACTGACGCAGATTTAATTGCTGGTGCTATCAACGGCGCAGGCTTTACAAACATCAAAGCAAGTGTTGACGCATCAAACAGAATAGTAATTGAGCACACAGCAGGTGGAGATTTTGTGATTGTTGACACAAACGGCATTTTAGATGATGCTGGTTTCACAGCATACAACTACTCAACAAAAACTGGTACAGCAAACTTGTACACAGACGGTTCAAACCTAAGAGCAAGTAACTGGAAGATTTTATCATACACAGCCAGTGCCACAGCGGTTACAACAACTGCGGCAGATGGTCAATTGTGGTATTCTTCAGTTGTAGATGAAATTGATATCATGTATCACAACGGTACTGACTGGAAAGGTTATTCAGCAGTAACAGGTTCTGATCCAGCAGGTCCAACAGTTTCAGCAACTGCTCCAACTGTTCAATCAGATGGCACAGTACTTGTTGAAGGTGACTTATGGATTTCAACAGCAGACTTAGAAAATTATCCAACAATTTATAAATGGAATGCTTCTACTCTAAAATGGGTTGAACTTGACAAAACAGATCAAACAACAGAAAACGGAATATTGTTTGCTGATGCTAGATGGAGTACAGCAGGTGCTAACTCAACAGCGGCAACAATCGCTGACTTATTAGCAAGTGACTACTTAGACACAGATGCTCCAGATCCAGCATTATATCCAAAAGGTATGTTGTTATGGAACACAAGACGTTCTGGTTTCAATGTTAAAAAATTCCAAAGAAACTATGTAGATGTAACAGCGAAGAACACAAGAGGTTCTGATGCTGACACTGTAATGACAAACTACTATCCACACAGATGGACAACAGAATCTGCTAACCAACCTGATGGTTCAGGATCATTTGGTAGAAAAGCACAGAGAAAAGTTGTTGTACAATCACTACAAGCAATGTTAAACTCTAACCAAGAAATTAGAGATGACGAGTCTAGATTGTTCAACTTAATGGCAACTCCAGGTTATCCAGAATTGATTGGTGAAATGATTTCATTAAACAATGACAGAGGATTATCAGCGTTCATAGTTGGTGACTCACCAATGAGATTGACTCCAGATGCAACAAGTTTACAAAATTGGGCAACCAATGTGAACCTAGCAGTTGAAGACAACGACAACGGTTTAGTTTCAACAGACGAATATTTAGGAGTGTTTTATCCATCAGGATTCACTTCAGACAACTTCGGTAACAATGTTGTAGTTCCAGCATCACACATGATGTTAAGAACTATTGCGTTAAGTGATCAAGTCAGTTTCCCATGGTTTGCTCCAGCAGGAACAAGACGTGGTGGCATTACAAATGCTTCTTCAACTGGTTACATCAACAGCGAAGGTGAATTCCAATCAACAGCATTGAATGAAGGTCAAAGAGACACATTGTACACAAACAATGTGAACCCAATCACTTTCATAACAGGTGCTGGTTTAGTGAACTACGGACAAAAAACTAGATTTGCTGGCAGTTCTGCACTAGACAGAATCAATGTTGCTAGATTAGTAATTTACTTAAGAAGTCAGTTGAACAAATTGGCAAGACCTTATGTGTTTGAACCAAATGATAAAATCACAAGAGATGAAATCAAGGCTCAAGCAGAAAGTTTATTACTAGAACTAGTTGGTAATAGAGCAATCTATGACTTCTTGGTTGTGTGTGACGAATCCAACAACACACCTACAAGAATAGACAGAAACGAGTTGTACTTGGACATTGCGATTGAACCAGTCAAAGCAGTTGAGTTCATCTACGTACCATTAAGATTGAAAAACACTGGTGAA